AGGTCATTGGCTATGGCGTATTTGTAGAGGTTGCGGAAGATGGACAGAATGAATTTTTGAACGGACGCGCTTTTGCAGGCATTGATGCACGCCTGCAGCTGGGTGGCCTTCAGGTCCTGCATGGCGGAGTTGCCCAGCCGGGGTCTGATATAGTTTTTCCAGGTACTTTTATAATTCGGATTGAACGGACGATTTTTCAGCAGCTCTTTTTCGGCCAGAAACGCGTCCCAGACCTCCTGTATCGTCGTTTTGTGGAGGGGCTGGGGTGTTACCCCTAACCGGTAACGGTCAAGGGCATCCTGGGCTTCTCTGTAGGTTGGGAAGCTGCCTATGAATATACGGATACGGCGGCCATCATCATCGTGGCCGCCGTCCATGTACACGCAAAAAGGATTGCGTCTTTTTTTGTCGCGCCGGTGGGATATGGTCCCGGTGCCGTTGGCTCGTTTCATATAGGGGCTCCTTTCTTCATGCGGTATCGGTTGATGTTGATGATTCCTTTTCTGTATATTTTGCGTTCTCGGTCAGGTCGTGGATATAGTCCAGGGCCTTTTCCTGTCCGTATGAGTTTAGCTTGTGGAAGTCGGACAGGAGAGTTTGATCGGTGGTGGATAAAGATGGCACCGGTTCAATATCGGAATCTGCACCCATTAGGTAAGCAGGTGTTACGCCGAGGGCGGTGGCAATCAAAAATGTTTTGGTTTGTTTTGGTAAAAATTTACCGGACAGATATTCGCTGATTGAAGATTTATTGATGCCTGTCCTGCGGCTTAATTCGGCTGCAGTTATATTTTTTCGCTCCATCTCCAATTTCATGCGTTTGACAAAGATGTTCATATTATTCACCCCCTATTATTAGCTTACCACAAATGTTCGACAAACGGAATAGAAAATGTCGCAAAGAACAAAAAAAGTTCGATAAACTGAAAAAAGAGGTTGCACAAAAAAATTATATGTGGTATTATGAGTTCGGGAAACAGAACAGTATGGAAGGAGGTGAAAAGAATGCGGTGGGACTATTCAAAACTGTTAGGTAAGATTAGGGAAGTGTTTGGGACACAGGATGCTTTTGCAGATGCTATGGGCATTGGTAGAACCTCGTTGTATGCGCGGCTGAATGGGACTGCGGAATGGAAACAGAACGAAATGTACAAGGCGCTGGAGCTGTTCCATGAACCATTGAGCATGTTAGGCGTATATTTTTTTGCTTTGAAAGTTCGGTAAACAGAACAAAGGAGGCTGTCTATGACAAAGCAGGAATTTGAGAAGCTGGTTGGGCATACTGTACCATCTGATGATTTTAAAGTAATTCTTTATCTTTACGGAAATACGGATGACAGCGTACAGGGGTTGGCCACAAACTATCGGCTGTATGGTATGAAAGATTTTTATCAAAAAGCACATGATATTTCGTTGAAACACATTGGAAGGCTAACAATGGAGTTGGAGAGAGAAAAGCGGACTTGTCTTGGATTTCAAAAGCTTCTTTTTGGTGAGTCGTAAGGAGGTGATCTGATGGAGATGGCGAGGTCTGTACCGACCCATGTGGCGGCCCAGCTGATGGGGAAGTCAGAGGACTGGGTCCGGTGGGGGGTACGGCAGAAACGCATTCCCATCGGGGATGCGGTGCCGTCCCTGCGGGCGGAGCAACGGTGGGGGTATTACATCTCACCCAAGCTGCTCAGTGACTATACCGGCGTGCCGGTTGAGGATATCAACCGCATGGCGGAGGAGCACAGGCAGAAGGTAAAGGAGGCGAGGCGCAATGCGTAAGATCTGGTGTTATGCGTGGGCGTACTGGTTTGTGGCCATGGAGGCGCTGGACCGTCTGGGGGACTGGATGGCTGACCAGGTGGATAACAACGATTATCTGGCCGGGGCGCTGGGCGTGGTGTGTATGTACATTTTGGTGTATCTGGTGGGGAGTGCAGGGGTTCTGCTGGGAGGTAACTAATGGAAAAAGTTTTTAAAAATGGTGTGAAGATTACGGCGCCGGATGATGTGACAATCGTGTTCAGTTCGGCAAGCGAGAAGGACTACGACAGTGAAGCTGCCGAGGGGTATGTGGCTGGCAATAAGGCCATCGCGGGCGGACTGATTCTGGGTGCGGTCGATGAATTTTACAAAAACTGCACGGATAGTGAGCGGAAACTTTTCTCGAGCGCTCTTTGTGATATCTTGCGGAGCTATCCGACAAAAGGCTTGGAAATTAATAGCATCGTTATCAAGCACGGTGCGAAACTGGAGGATGAAGAGGATGAGTAAGTGCCCGGCATGGCCGGGGTTGTGTGAGCACGACATGAAGTGCGCATACTGCAGGTTTCATCCATGCGATAAGTCATGGAGATATAAAAACGGGGGCCCGCCGTACAAAAGCAGCTGTTTTCGGTGCAGGTATGCACAGGCGGGCACGATGGAATTGATTTGTGGATTAAGAAAAGGAGGAAAACAATGATGCAAGAGCAATTTTTTGAGACGGACGATGGAAACCCGATGGGGCGAATTGTGTTGGAGGATGGCTGCGCATGTGTGGTCACTATTGTAGGACCCGGTGACAAAACTAATGCACGTGGCTGGGCTTGTGGGAGGACTGATAAGCTGAGTTTTGCGTTGGCGAATTGTGCAGAAGTGACTATGAATAAAATGTCAGATGGTGCGCGGTTTGCAACGGTGATGGGGCTTGCCAGTACGTTGCACGACAAAAAACTTTTACCGGAAAACTGCGAGTTGAAGGTTTTTAGGGATGGCGAAGAGATGCCGTTCAAAGTAGAGGATCTTATTGGGATGTTGTTAGAAAAGGTTTTGGCGAAAGCAAAGAAAAGGGAGGAAGAGAATAATGAAGATTGAGGCGCGCGTGGAGGACAAAAATATCACGATTGAATTACCCGAAGGTGTGGCGGCAATGTATGCGTTTGCGACAAAAAACAGATTTAGCAGCGGGATGCATAAAGTGCCTGTAGGTCAGGCGATCGAGATGGCTACGGATTTTTTTGTCCGTATTCTGGAAGATGCTCCTGATGTGGGGGTGGCGGCAGCGCTGGGCAATTTGCGGTATCGGCTGATGAAAGCGGGCATTATGTCTGAAAACGTGGATATGGCGGTCTCTTTTGAGGGTAAAGTGCTTCCACTGGATGAGCTGGCTGCAGAGATCGATGCGGACATAAAAAAAGACCACTGACATGGCCGTGTCAGTGGTAAAAACAAGGTGTAATCTAAAGACTAATATATTATATCACGCGGCCCGTTGTAACGTCAACCATAACAGGCGCAGCCAGAGCTGAAGAAGTCAATCTATCACAAGCGGCGGGCCGTGTTTATGAGGTGTGGGATGCGGTTTGATATTGTTTTGAACCTTAAAGGGACCATTAGCGTGTATGCGGATAGTGAGGATGAAGCGCTGGACAAACTGGACGAATTTGCGGACAGTCTGGTGGTGTCTGACTATCGGGTGGAGCGCTGGTGGTGGGATAAAATCACGGAGGTAGGCAATGGAAGAGAAGAGGCCGAGAGGACTTGATGGATTTTTTTTACGGGTGAAGCGTGGCGACCGGTATGTGAACCGGTGCTTTTCTGATTTGACGGAAGAAGAACAGAAAAAGTGGCTGGCAAGACTGTCGGAGGAAGGGCTGCGGAGTATGTGTATGGAGCTGGGTAAAACCATTCGCAATATTGGTGATCAGTTCGATATTGTGTCAAGTCTTGCGGAGGACGAATGATGGCAACGTTAGTCATGACGGTGGAACAGATGAAGGATAGGAAGGCGTGGCTGCAGTTGCGGAATAGCGGCCTTGGCGGAAGTGATGCGGCGGCTATTTTAGGGGTGAGCCCATGGAAGAGCAGGCTGGCCCTTTGGGCGGAAAAGACCGGGGAAATCGAACCGGAGGATCTGAGCAAAAACCCCCGCGTAATCTTCGGACAGAAATTGGAGCCGATTGTGGCGGAATGGTTTTGTGAGGAGACCGGCAAACAGGTGCGGCGCCGTGGCATGATGCGGTCGGATGAATATCCGTGGATGCTTGCGAGCATGGATCGCGAAATCGTGGGCGAAAAAGCTGGTCTGGAAATTAAAACTGCGGGTGTCGACCAGGCGAAAAACTGGAGGGACGACGAGGTCCCAGATGCGTATTATTTACAGTGCCAATGGTATATGGCGGTCACCGGGTATGACCGGTGGTATATTGCCGTTTTGATTGGTGGGAATGACCCGCAGTGGAAGATTGTTGAACGGAATCAGGAACAGATCGACCTGCTGATTGAGGAAGGGAAAAAGTTCTGGGAGATGGTGCAGACCCGTACCGCACCGGAGCCTGACGGGAGCAAAAGCGCAGGGGATGCGCTGGAATCCATGCATCCGGGAGGACGCGAGGACACGCTGGAATTGCGGCAGCCGGAGATTGTTGTGGCATATGAACGGTACAAACATTTTGAAAAGGCTGAAAAGGAAGCGAAAAAAGCCAAGGACACATATGCACAGCATATCATGGAGGCGATGGGGGATTTTGAGGTCGCGGAAATTTCCGGTCAAAAAGTCACATGGAAACGTCAGGCCGGACGCGTGACGATTGACACAAAAGCCCTCAAAAAAGAATGTTTTGAAATCTATGAAAAGTATAAAAAAGTCGGCAAAGATTTTAGGGTCTTTAAAGCGTAAGGAGGTATATATAAAATGGCAAAAGCGAACGGGAAGGCTGTTATCGGTGCGGCCAATAATTCGGTGATGGCAGCTCCTGCACAGCAGGCGGCAAAGCAGACGGTGGCGAGTGTTTTACAGACGCTGTTGGACAGTGAGAAACTGCGGCCGCGGTTTGAGGAATTGTTGGGGAAACGGATGCCGTCATTCATGGGTTCTATTGTCAGCATGATAAACGAGAATCCAGCACTGAAGAAGGCCTTTATGGAGTCGCCCCTGTCGGTGCTCCAGAGTGCATTGAAGGCGGCGGCCTATAACCTGCCTATCGACCCCGCGCTGGGGTTTGCGTACGTGGTGCCGTTTTGGTCATCCAAGACGGGCAAGAACGAGGCGCAGTTTATTCTGGGTTACAAGGGGATGATCCAGTTAGCCAACAGGACAGGAGCTTATGAGAAGCTGAATGTGGTGGATGTCCGGGAGGGCGAGCTGAAGAAGTTTGACAGGCTGACCGAGGATGTGGAGGTCGAATGGGTGCAGGACGAGGAACGGCGCGAGCAGCTGCCTGTCATCGGGTATCTGGGCTATTTTCGGCTGGTCAACGGGTTCGAGAAAAAGATCTACATGAGTGTGGGTGCGATCAATGCCCACGAGCAGAAATTCCGAAAGGGCAAAAATGCGAAGCGGCCGGCTATCTGGGATGAGAATTTCGATAGTATGGCCTGCAAAACGGTGTTGCGGAGGATGATCAGCAAGTGGGGCCTGATGAGCATCGACTATCAGAAGGCCGACACGAGGACGTTGCAGATCGCGCAGGATATTGCCACAAACGGCGTGGACGATGAGATGACCATCGAGGCGGAGGCACAGCAGGCCGTGGTGGAAGAGGTACAGCAGCCGGCGGCGGAACCGGAGGCCGTGGGGATGTTTGATGCGGACGCCCCGAAAGATGAGCTCGTAGATTTTGATTGATTGTATGACAAGCCGGGGCTGAATTGATCGGCCCCGGCTATAGGTGTTTGTGGAGGACCAAATGGGCAGGACAGTACAACAGGGGTATGCACGGAAAACGCAACCGGAGACTTATATCAGGCGGGCCATCAAGGACATACTGGAAGCGGATGGCTGGGATGTGACGTATCATCAGCAGGGGCCGTTATGCAGGAGGGGATTTCCCGATTTGACGGCGCTGAAGGACGGAAAGACGTTGTATATCGAGGTCAAGACGAAAACGGGGCGTCAGAGTGATTACCAGATAGCCTTCCAGAGGGCCTGTGAGTCCCATGGAGGCACGTACATACTTGCCCGAGGGGTAGAGGATATCCAGCCTTATTTGACGAGGCTGACGAGCTTATTTTGAGGAGGCGGGAGCATGGCGGGAAAAGAGAAAAAGAGTCTGCTTCTGTTGCATGAGTTTGAGGCGGTATTCAGTGAGCTGGAATCGGACGAAGAACGCGGCCAGCTGATCATGGCGATTTTTGCTTATGACATCCGTGGGGAGGAGCCTGACTTCGAGAGTGCAATTCTACGGTTTGCATGGAGGACCCATGTACGTCCAAAATTGGACGAGATGAAAGAAAGCTATGATACGAAAGTGCAAAAGCTCCGTAACAATGCAAATAAAAGGTGGCAGATGCAAAAGGATGCAAATGCAAAGGACGATATGCAAATGGATGCAGTTGCAGAAAAACCTATGCAATCGGATGCAAATGCACGCTATAAGGATAAGGATAAGGATAAGGATAAGGATAAGGATAAGGCTATAGGCATGCCGCGCGAAGCAAACCAAAGTTATCCACAGGTTAACCAGAGTTATCCACAGGACGAAGCGGTTACGGAGGCGGAACGATATCTGTCAGAGCGGATCCATCTCATCACACAGCCTGAACGGGAAAAACTGCGGGAGCTTGTTTTGCAGTATGGTCTGGATGCTTTCAAGGTGGCGGTCCAGATTATGCAGCAGCGGGGCGGGCGAAGTATGAAGTACCTTGAGACGGTCATCAAAGACCCGCGGCCTGATTCACGGAAGGATGAGGATGTGGGTCTGTCAGAGGAGGTGATTGGCCGTGTACTCAGTTGAGACCAGGGAGGCGGTGCGTACTCTTTTCACGGCGTACCGGCAGGCGAACGAAAAGGCCACGCAGGATATCTATGCGAACCTTCTGGAAGATATTCCGGTGGTGTTGCTGAACAAGACGATCAAAAAGTGCATCTGTGAAAAAAAGTTTTTGCCGTCGGTGGCGGAGATCCGGCAGGCGGCCATGTCGCTTATGGGGACGGTGGATCCGTCACGGAAGGTCAAGACCTGGCAGGAGGCACAGGCGGAGATTGCTGCCGGGATATCACGGTCATGGTACCGTGGATGTTTGGGCGAAATTCCACAGGACCATCCGGAGTATGGACGGGCATGTGACCCTATGTGGTCCACACCGGAGATAAAGGCTGCGGTGGATGCATATGGTTTTGAGGCGCTGGGGCAGACGCTGGTGGAGGATATGCCGACTGTCTGGGCGCAGTTGCGGAGGTTATACGAGCAGGCCTGTCAGCAGAAGGACGAGGCTGCGGTGAACAGCTACGTGCTGGGTGCTGACATGGAGAAGCTGCAGCAGGCTGTACAGCGGACGGGTCTTTTGAAGGGGGCGGAACCATGAACGTGGTCTGGTTGAAGCGGCGCTGGTTCCGGGAGTGCAAAGAAAAGAGGCCTGCACTGTATGAGAATATCCTGCGGACGGAGTGTCCTGACGGCTGGGGACTGCCCAGCTACCGGGACACCCGGTCATGCCCGGACCATTCATGCGAGCAATGTTGGAAGGAGGCGCTGAAAGATGATAACGGCATCAAAAATCAAGAAACTGAAAAAAGATAAAACAAAACTGATCCGGACCGTTGCGATTGCGGCCGACAAACTGTCGGACAAGAAACGGGAGCAGGGACGCAGGGAAGGAATGCTTGCTATGGTGGCCGCGCTGCGGTTGATTAATCAGTTTGGTCCAGAGAGACTGAACCGGGTGCTGGCGTGTGCAAATGGCGTACTGGGAAACATGGAAGTTTCACCGGAGCTTTTCGAGACCATGATAAAGGCATGGGAGGAAAAAGGGGTGAAGGTATGAGCGACAGTATAGCGGAAAAAGTTTTAAAAATTGCGATTTGGATTGGTTGCTTTTTAATTATTGCTTTTTTTGGAGTGCTGGTTTTCGGACCATTATTGAGGCCATTTCTGATGTCTGGCCCGAGAGACAGGCTCTTGAAAAATTTGAATGCGGATATCAAAGGCGGCCTGCAGCGCGTTGTGACGGTGTACAGTTATTCTGGTGCTCCCATTAGATCGTGGCGGGGGAAGATTGACCTGTCATCGTCG